TGCTTCCACTGGCGAACAGCCATCTGGAATGGGAGGGTCTAATGGAGTATCTGGAGGACCTAATCCAGCAGTACCGCCCTCGACTGATGGTGGAGGAATCGGTGTCGGAAATACACCGAATGCAGGGGAAGCTGGTTTTACTGGAAACCTTAATTAAATTAAAAGATTCAACTAAGGATACAATAAAGGCGCACAAAGATGGCAACACTAGAGGAAATAGCCCAACAATTTGAAGATGCTCTTGGAATAGAAACAGGTACAACAATAAAACCTGGAACTGTAACTCCTCAAGGCGCAACATCAGTATCAAGTGGTAAAAGAAAACTATCTTGGCCTGAAATTGTAGAAAGAATGGGTGAAGGCATTGGCGTAGGTACAAACGAAATACTTCCTGATGTTCCTAAAGGAGTAAGCGCACAAAAGTTTTATCGTGCTAGTGCAAGATCTGGTCTGCTTCCTAGTGGTGCATCTACTTTTACATCTTCTCCTTTTGGATCTTTTAGTCGAAGAATAGGCGTAGCTTCTGGCGTAACAACAGCGGATACCTCTACTGTTGATTCTAATGTTCCTGCTCCAGTTGTTGCACCAAAATCTGTAGTTCAAACAAGACAAGAACAATTAGAGGGTGGCAATGAAGACGAAAGAGACTATGTAGATCCTACTGTAAACCCCAACCTAGACTTAACAACATTACTAGGTCCTGGAGGGATAGCAAAGTTTGCAGCACAAGCATTTAGTGGTAAAGGTGAAAAAAGTCTCTATACAGACATAAGCACATACAGTCCTGCACAAATAGGTCAAATGATTAACGATGGTGTTTTAAACAGTGATCAAGTACAAGCGTATCAGCAAGGTATTACAGAATTTAACTCTCTTGGGGAACCTGTAGATAAAGACGGTGTAGTTATGAGCAAAGAAGATTATTATGCTGGTAAACAAAAGGATTTTGAATATCACCCTGTGTTCGGAACTAAAGCAAATGTTGTAACAAGGTATATATATGGCTTAACGGGTGGTGACGATTATTCAAAAGGTGGTTTTGAACCTGGATATCAAGACGATGGTACTTTTGTAAATGAAGCTGGACAGGGAAGTTCTATGGGTTCCTATACAGATTTTGAAAGTTTAATTGAAAACGATCCAGAAATGGCAGGAAATATTGCTGAAACTAAAGGAAGAGGAACAGGAAGTGGCTTTTTATTTGATACTAGACTAGCTCCAGAACTGTACGACAGAGCTATGGCAGCTCGTGAGGCTGAAAGAAGTAGGAATCCTCAAAAGACTATAACAGAAAAAATACTAATAAAATCAGAGAATAAAAGTAACTTTGCCCCCGCTCTTTATGATTTTAATTATGATTTTGGAGGAACTAGTTTTACTTCTGAAGGAAGAGGAGATACTCCTGCTGATGCACCTACAACTGCATCGCAAGCAGCACAAGATACAGCTGCCTATGAATCTCTTGGCGGTAGTGCTGATGCTGGTTCTGATTCTGATTCTGGATTCGGTGATGGATCTTGGGGATCAGGTGACGCTGGTGATGAAGATTTTGCATCAGGCGGTCGTGTAGGAATGCAAGATGGTGGCGAAGCAGAGATGGCTAATCTTGGCATGATTAACGAGCAAGCTGCAGGTCCTCAAAACGGTGGTCAACAATCAGTAAAAGACGACATTCCACGCGAAGCAGATGCTGGCGATTACATTCTTCCTTACGAAACAGTTCTTGAAGTTGGTCTTAAACAGCTTAACAGGTACGCTAAAGAGGCAATACAACTAGCTATTAAGAATGGTGTTAATTTAAAAGGAACTGATCTTGATCCAAGTGATGATGTTCCAATAAAAGTAAGCAACTACGAGTATCACATTCCTAAAGGTCTTGTACCTTACTTTGGTGGTGGTAAAAAGTATCTTGATAAAATACGTAACGAAGGTCTTGCTCTACGTAAGAGGCTTGAAGAAGAAAAACAACCTTCAGTTCAAGAACAACAACCTTTGGAACAAAACCCACAACCAGCACCGCAACCTCAGATGGTAGCTGACGCACAACCAGAACCACAAATGCCAATGATGCAAAAAGGTGGTTTTGTTAATGATCCAGTAAAAGCAATACAATCCGCAGAACAAGTATTAGCACAAGATACATCACAACCTGCACAATCTGCTTACAATCAAATGCAAGCAATAGAACGTTCTAGAGTACAAAGTCAACAACCACCAATGGTCAACCCTGACGGTAAAGTAGTACAACAAGGTTTTGCAGCACCTCAAGGTTATGCTTTAGGAACACCAGAAGGAGGCGTACCTGAACCCGAAGAATCTCAACTTCCTGCAACTCAAATGGAAACATCTGCAAATCAACAGAATAGTCAAGAACCTGTTCAAATGGCAGACGCTGGTTTTGATGAAGCTTTTAAGAACGCTAGAGATTCTGGTTCGAGAGAGTTTGAGTTTAACGGGAAAAAATACAACACAATAGAGTCGGATGATGAAGAAACTTTTAAAAAAATAGAAAATCTTCCAATAGATAAACTAATGGCATTAACCGCATTAGGAGAAGCAAGATCAGAAGGAAGAGAAGGAATGAGAGCAGTAATGCATGTCATTCGTAATAGAGTAAAATCTGGAAGAGATAAAGAATTTGGAATAGGTAAATACGAAAATCCATACAAAAGCGTAATATTAAATCCTGGAGCATTTAGTGCTTTATCTGGATTTAGAAGACCAAATACCAGTAAAGAAAAAGAAAGAACTAACTTTAAACAGTTTACAAAAGTTAAAAATAACAATGAAGATTATATAGACGCATTAGAAGATGCAGGAGCAATTATGAGAGGTGAATTAGAAGACCCCACTAAAGGCTCTCTTTTTTATGTTAACGAAAAAACTATAAAATCTCAAGGCCGACAGTTACCGTCACATTTAAAAAACAGAACTAAAAAAATTCAAATAGGTAATCACTCTTTTTATAATTATAATATGGGTGGCTTTGTAGATAAGGTGATTGATACGTAATGGAATTTCGTGGAGAATTTATAGACTACATAAAGCGAGTAGAAAACGGAAGCAAGGTTGGGTTTGATGGGTCGATGTGGTTACCACACCCCTCACCCGAAGGCGGTAACGATACTATTGCTTACGGTCATAAATTAAAGGATGACGAAAGCTGGATGCAAAAAGGCATATCTGAAATGGACGCTGAAAATCTATTAATAGGTGATTTAATAGTAGCATCAGAAGGAGCCAGCAGAGTTATAGGCGAATTTGCAAGTGATGACTTTGATACACTATGTCAAAACTGCCAAGAAATATTTACAGACTTCGTATTTAACTTGGGTGCTAACGGACTTCGTAAGTTTCCAAAGTTTGTATGTGCTACAACAGATCACAATACTGAAGGTATGAAACAAGAATATAAACGCTATTACCGTAACGGATATGGCGAATTAAAAGAATTAGAACATCGTAATGCAGAATTTGCAAGGATGTTCTTTTAATCAATGGCTACCCACATAACATGTCGTTATTGGCCCCATTGCTAACCTACTGATGGCTACCCATGTTTTACATGGCCCCACGAAAGAGAGGTAAAAATGACTATCGAAAATGAAACTGAAACTTTAAACAACGAAGAACTAGAGCCGACCCCATACGAAAATCAGTATAGGAATACTTTAGGTGATGACGATGACGATGGAGATATTGAAGACCCCATTGATATGGCTACTCCTCAACCTCGACAAAAGCAAGGCATGATAGATAAAAATAGTGAACCTCAAGATGCCCATGACTATAAAAAACGTTATGGTGATCTAAAGAAACATTATGACACTAAGTTAAATGAATGGAAACAGCAATCGGAACTTCTAAAAGCCGAACTCGCTATATCGGAAAAAGCTCAACAAATACCAGAGTTGCCGAAGAGTGAGGAAGAGTTGGAAGAATTTCGAACAAAGTATCCAGATGTTTACGATGTTGTTGAAACTATCTCAACACTTAAAGCAAGCGATAGAGTTAAAGAAATAGAAGGAAGACTTGAAGAGTTAAAAAATAAGGAGCAACAAGCAGTAGTTCAAACTGCGGAGCAAGAATTAATAAACTTTCATCCTGATTTTGCAGACTTAAAAGAAGACCCTAAATTTCTTGATTGGCTTGATGAGCAACCTTCGAATATATCTGACGGGATATACAAGAATAACACTGATCCAAAATGGGCAGCTAGAGTTATCGACTTATTTAAAGCGGATAACGGTACTGTTTCTAAAACGAGGTCGCGTAAACAGAAACCAAGTAATAGTAAACGTGCTGCTGAATCTGTAACAAAAACTAATAAAAGACGTTACATTGAAGATTTACAGGACGATACAAAAATTTGGACTGTTGCTGAGATTTCAAAACTTAAACCTTCTGAGTTTGCTCAATTTGAAAAACAAATTGATAAAGCTTCACGCGAAGGTAGAGTTGTGAACTCTCTATAATTTTAACTTAACTTTTTGTAGAAAGGAGAAAGCTAATGGCTTTTTCAACAGCTGCAGGTTACGAAAACTTACCAAGTGGTAATTTCGTTCCTCAAATCTACAGTCAAAAAGTTCTCAAGTTCTTTCGAAGAGCATCGGTAGCGGAAGCAATAACCAACACCGACTACTCTGGAGAGATCGAGAACTTTGGAGATACTGTAAACATAATCAAGGAACCAACAATTTCGGTTTCTTCCTACACTCGTGGTTCTACCGTTAATACTGAGAATTTGGCAGATGACCAAATCCAGCTAATTGTAGACCAAGGCAACTACTTTGCTTTTAAGGTAGATGACATTGAAGAGCGTCATTCACACCTTAACTTTGAGTCTCTTGCAACTTCTTCTGGTGCTTACGAGTTGAAGAAAGCATTTGACTTTAACGTTCTTAGCGACATCTACAGTAATGCTGCAACAAGTGCTGGCAATACTGGAACAGACGGATCTCCTTTAACTGGAGCTAGTACTACTCTTACAGGCGATGAACTTGCTGACGTAATTAGTGGTGCTGCTAAAGTATTAGATGAGAACGATGTCCCTTACGAAAATCGTTGGTTAGTAGCCGACCCTGAGTTTTTTAATGTACTACGTCAAGCATCTGCAAAGATTATGGACGCTAGTGTTACTGGAGAAACAGGTTCTGCTCTAATGAATGGTCAAGTAACAGATCGTATCATACATGGTTTCAAAATGTATCAGACCAACGCCATCGTTAACGGTGGTGCTGCTAATGCTGCAAACCATACATTCGCATCAACAAATGGTGGTGAACATATTTTCCTTTATGGTCATATGAGTGGAGTTGCTACAGCTTCCCATATTGCTAAAACGGAAGTCATTCGTGACCCTGATAGTTTTTCCGACATTGTTCGTGGTCTTCACGTTTTCGGACGTAAAGTATTACGTGGCAGTGGCGATGGCTACAAGGCTGTGTTCTCTGGCGTTGCTGATCTTGGCTCATAAGGAGGATATAAACTATGGCTACTTATAATAGAACGGCTACTGGTGGCGGTACGGTTGGACACCCATCCAACGCTGCAGTGCCTTATGTAATGACTTCTCCTGTATGGGATACTGTTGATGGTGGTGCTGGAGGCGACATCGTTCAGTTAATCGATGTTCCTGCAGATACTATGATTGTTGCAGGTTGTCTAGAAGTGCTTGAAGCACGAGGTAATGGTCAGATTACTATGGATATTGGTTTTACTGGTGGTGATGTAGATGCGTTACTTGACGGATCTGCTTGCGCTGCTGGTTTTAGCCCATTCCTAGAAGCTGCAGTAGGAGCTTCTGGTGCTAATG